GTGCGATGCTGTTTTGGGGCTTTTGCTTTGGACGAAGCGCGTTGAACAAACGCCCTATCATGAGGGCTGTTGCACACACAACACCGTATGAGACGAATCACCTTCAACAGATGCGTGCGCTCATGCCCACAGGTGAAGTTATCCAGCGCGCAATCAACAACACTCTCCCGACCGAGTATGCTATTCAGCCCACCTATCCTTTCCAAGCGCCCAACTATTCTCGATGGAATAAATGGTCACTACCCTTCAAAGAAACACACTACGAAATCGTCCGAGGAAAAAACTACTTCGTACACAGGCGGAGCCGAAGGCTATACTCGTATGACCGTCAAGGACTACGCATAGCGCGCGCCCCTCTTATTGAGGGCGAAGACGATTGCGTGTGTGAGATGGATGAGCAGGGGAACATTGTGGAATGGTTGTACCGTGAGGGTGAGCCGAATCTATGGAAAGATAACAGAACCGCGCGTGCCACGAATCCCAAGAAGGTGGAAGACCGCGCCCATTTGAGAGCACTCGTTCAGCATTTAGAGGACGGTGAAACCCTGCGCCTCTTGGATGGTGAACGACCCTACTATCACAGTGGGGCTGTTGGAGGATTTATTGTGCCGAGAAGAACATTTGACATACCGCTACTGATACTTGGAGGCTTTCGTGAAGGCGAAGGCATACGAATTAAACTCGCCGCGCTTGACGGCTTCGACCCATTCCCTGTGGGTTACGCCTATGTGAAAGCGGATGACATACCGGATAAGTTGACTCGTCTTTACGAAGCGCAAGGCATGATGGACATTGACGAAGGGATGATTGGCATCTTCCATTCGCTTGGGTATGATGAAGAGAGTAAGAAGATGCGCGCTCCATATCTTGCACGAATAGACACGACTCTTGGACAGTCGGATGCTATGCAGATTGGTGACTTGATGGAGAAGTGAGCCGAATGGATGAAGACGCTTTCTTCCTCGGTTGGCTGGCGAGGGAATGTCGATTCCAACTAAGCGTTCACTTCTCTCCGAAGACACGAATTGGATACCGTGTGGAGAGGCGCGTCTTGGTCAGCCGAAAGGACGAACCCGCTCTCAACATGTGGCTCGCCACGCAGGGTATCAATGCACGAATCCTCAAGGATGCCGAATTGATACGGCACATCATCCGAATACTCTCACCCGTCAAACAACATGTGTACGACTTGAAGAACATGGTGAAGATGGTAAGGCTCATGGATTTCAAGGGGCGTGCTCCCACGCACACAGAGATAGCCGAAATTATCGACCTGTTAGATAGAGAAGATTGAACATCAGCGCACCTCTGTTTCAATTATCACTATTCTATTATCATTCTAATAAAGAAAGTATTACTATTATTCTTATAACAATAATAAGATAATATCAAGAAAAGGGTAGTCGTTGGACCCCCCCTTTATAACCCGACGCGGAATATGCAAGTGGTTTTGAGGAAGAAAAATGAAACTCACCTGCCGAAAATTAACCGATTTTATCGGAGCGAACGAACCACACATGCCCTTGTTTTACCTTGACGAGTGGGATGCTGATAGCCCCCAATGCCTTCTGTTGCATGGAGCGCCGGGACTTGGAAAGACAAGTGCGGCATACATCATAGCCAAGCATCTTGGATTACAGGTAGTCGAATACAATGCAAGCGATGAGCGCGGCATTGAATTCATCCGAAACAAGTTGAAGCAAGTTGCACAAGCGACCAACCTTTGGGATGGTGGCCGACTGATTTTACTCGATGAGGCTGACGGTCTTACCAAGCCTGCGCAAGATTCATTGAAGCGTATCATGGAGAAAAGCAACTGCTGGTGGATACTAACTTGCAACGACCAAAGCAAGATTATCCCTGCTATCAAGTCACGATGCGTCATGTTCAAATTCCGACCATACGAAGTAAAACATGTGCGCGCGTATATTGAACACTTGATTGTGAGACAAGGCATTTCACCTACGGTCAGCGCCGAGGTACTGCATTCACAGTTCGGAGGCGACCTTCGCGCAATCGGCAATCATCTTCTAAGTGGACTTGAATTGTTCCCCGAAGAACAAGATGATTTGGATTCATTGGCCCTCGACTTGGCCGCTAATGAGTGGGAGTCTGCCCACAGAACCATGTTGAATATGCTAAGGGAAGGCTCTTCCCATCAATACATCATGCGTCGCATTCACGAATATGTGAAAACCGTGGGGATGACCTCGGAACAACTATATACCTTCTTCTCTGTGTGGGGAGATTTCGTCTTGAAGATGAACCAATGGGACCTTGGAAGTGAATCATTTATTGACTACTTCGTAGCGACCTTACACACAAAAAACCAAAACCAAAACAAGGAGGACTAAACATGCCAAACCTAAACCAAAACCAAAACCAAACTGAAGCCAAAAACAACAACAGCCTTCACAGCGATGTGGAAGAACGCCTTAAGTGGTGGGCTGAGAAGAACGGAAAGAGTCTTGACGACGCAACAGGTGATTTTTACACCTACCTCAAGAACGAACTCGGAGTTGACAACCCCGACGCAGAAGAAGCAGACTTCATGATTGATGCCGCAGAGACTTTCGTAGTTGAGCGACGCGTCATGAGCGGCGGGAACAACAATGCAGTTGAACTCGTCGGATACTTCATTGGTGTTGACCCGAAAGTCCGTGACAGCCAAGAACGAAAGCGCGGACCAGCAGTGTCAGCCGCTATGAACGACCTTGACGACGCAATCCAACAAGGACTTGTGGCCCGCGCATACACCGAGAACGGTGTGTGGATGCTTGAGGGAGTCAACGGACCGAAGGCTACCGAAGAATCAGCAGACACCAAGCCATGGTTCCTCTTTGAAGAACACGGACTGAGCATCGCCATCCTTCAAAACAACTCCGAATGGAACCGCTACGGTGAACCAATCACACCGTACCGACACCAGCGAACCTACTACTATCTCGGTAACGACAAGGACAACTACTTGAACGAACAGAGAGTGTTGCGCATCAGTGTGACTTCAAAGAATCCCGATGAGTGGTTCATCCCTCAACTCTTCCAAGAAGGCACACTCAAGGTGCGACCTCAAGGAAAGAATGTCAAGCCGGAGTGGGCTGATTCCTACACAGCCTACCCTCTGCCTGCCTCCTTCACCTACGGCAACGAGTTTGTCGATGAAGAGATTCGTGATGTCATCCGACCGGACAGACTTGTCCCCGGACTCGACAGTCACATCAAAGACCTCTCATCGCTCGCTGAAGTTTTTGAGACGCGACAAGAGATTGTCCCCGGATACAACCCCGTCGGACCTCTTGTCTTTGTGAGAGGCAAAGTCAGTGACATGCGAAAGGAAGCACGCGAGACAGAGTGGGACCCGATTGGTCACGACTACTCAATGTCGCTGTCATCCTTCGACCTCATGCGTACATTCAACGGAAGTCGCCGACAGAACCTACCCTGCTACATCCACGGAGTCCTCGGAGACGAGGGTCACCCGTTCGATTATGCCACTGAGGAAGGATGGAAACCATACGCAGTGAAGTCCACAGTCATTGTCTTCGGACGATTGAGTGTGCGCGTCACTGATGACGGACCCGAACCTGCCATCAAGACCTTCGGTGTTTACGCAGTCCCACGCCTCGCCATCCCTGCTGGTGAAGGCGGCGACACAAACATTACCCAATACGGAGAGTGAATAACATGCCAAACCTAAACGATTTGAAAAACCAAGCCAAGCCCGAACAACCCGAACAACCTGTACCTTTCGACCCGACCACCGGGGAGATGATTGAAGCCCCTACCACGCCCGTCAAGCAACCCATTGCTAAATCCGTGTGGGATGAAATCATCAACGCTGGTGACGAAGTGCCTACGAGTCAAATCTTCATGGGCCTCATCGGTCCCGAAGGTGTCGGTAAGACTGGCATTGTTCTCGACAGCATGAGTGACGAAGAAAAGAAGCGCGGAGATGTTATCTTCGTCTTGGACTTTGATGGTGGCGGACAGACCACCCGCGTCACACATCATCGTGAGCATGCTAAGAACATCCGTTGCCTAAGTCCGAATGTCATGTTCCGACAGACAGACGCTGACGGTGACATTCGTGAAGCCATCGACTACCCTGCGACGCATCGTCGTGTCATGAAGATTGGACAGACGCTTGTTGATTGGGCCGCACGCCCCGGAGACAAGCCTCGACTTCACTCGGTACTTATCACCGCCGTTGACCTTTGGGATGAAGTGGCTAAGAACTGCATGTTCATCGAAGACTTGGGTACAGCCCCCGACGGTATCGGTGCAAAGGTGAAGCCTCATGAACAAGTCGGACTCCGATTCAACTGGCAGATTCGCACAACGCGTTTCCATCAACTTACAACCATCGCTCGAACGCTCATGTCCCTTGGTGTCAATGTTTACTTTGAAACCCACTTCAAGGAACTACAAGACAAGAGCGGTAATGTGATTGGTAAGAAACCATCTTGGGAGAAGCATACTGCAAACTACCTCAACCAAATCCTTTACTTCCACAAGAAGAAGGTGCGCGGCGAAAATAACTCACCAACAGGTGAGACACGCTACGAAGTTGAGTTCGTCAAAATCAAGACCAACCCTAACTTGCTTGACCAACGACGCACCATCATGGTGACGAAGAAGGACGAAGCGCCTCAGTGGTTTGGACTACCGGAACTACGAGAGGGTGAAGTTTGATGGCATGGAAAACCACAGGAACGCCTGCGCATAACAATGCCACAGACCGAAGTCTTGAAGACAATCCGTGCTACGAAGCAAACCCCGACTGCAATGCCTGTGGAGGCACTGGTGAATACATCATTGAACAACCCGTTCGGAACTATGAGGGCGAGTGTGTCGATGTTGAGTTCGTCAACCACCCATGTGATTGCATCTTCATTGACTGGCAAGTGGTCCCCGACCCAAACTGCAAGCAATGCGGAGGCGGAGGCGCGGTTCAAGAACGCATGATGAAGGACGGAGAGGAAGTCATTTTCTTTTACGACTGCGTGTGTTTACGATATGTACCGAGAGGTGAAAAGAATGAAGAAACAAAAGGTGATTCACATTAAAGGACTACTGAAACCAAGACTCTGCGGAGCGATAGGCGACTACGCATCCGTGGGCGATGACTCCGATGCGCCAATTTGCGAGGACTGCATTGCGATTTACATGACGCTGAATGGGGAGGCATACGAATGACGCTGGCTCAAGCGAGTTTCAACACAGATTTGTTGCGCGGGTTTATTTCCGGCTTCGGCGAAGGCGTCAACGACCTCTTCTGTCAAATCAAAGACATGAAGTTGACAGGTTGGGCTGATGTTGATACCCACTATGTTCACAAATCAATCGTTGTGAACATGGGAGATACATACAACATGGGCGATGTATTCATCCCTCAACTTGACAAGGTGAACGCATTCCTCAAGGCGTGCAAGGGGGGTGTCACAAGCATTCGACATGTGGGAGGCGTGCTGACATTGGTTAATGAAAACGACCAATACAGTACCCCAACTTACACTGAAGTTCTATCCAATCTAACTGTTGCGCGAGCAAGGTTTGCAATCTCAGGATTTGAGAAGAGCGGCTACAAGAAGTTAGGGCGCGCTGATATACAATGTCGCGGAACTCTAACCATGAGTGACCTGCATGGACTTGACGCTATGACAAAAGCAACTTCCAAAGATGCACCTGTTCGTATCACCATGCACACACAAGAGATGACGGTGACTGTCGGAAGTATGCGCGGTGCTCGTATGAGCAGGGTCATTGATGTTGACTGTTCGCCTGTCTTCGATAAGATTGAGACTGTCTTCTCGTCAGTTCTCCCTAAACTATTGAGAGTCATGGGTAGTGGTGATGTTGAGTTCTTCATTGGCAAAGAGAGTGCTCTCATCCTCAAGCACCAAGAAGTGGATTGCATGCTCATCCTCAAGCACCAAGAAGGTGTTGACCAATGATTGTCGATGCGATTTACAACGACGACGGACCGCCTACTGTCTATACAAGATGGCGCGGTACAGAAAGCAGAAGTTTGTTTGAACACCGTCAGTTGGATTACAGACCCCACTTCTTTCTTCCTGCACACACGCCGGAATATCGAATCAAGAAAATGCTTCGCAGTTTCCCTACCGCGCAAGTGGTTGAAGGCGAGACATTCACTGCTCTCGATAAGACGAAGTTGTTGAAGGTTGAGGCTGACTCACCTTATGACATACACAACATGGCTATGGGTTTCACAAAAACCTACGAGGCTGATGTGATGTATCCCGACCAATACCTCATCAACAATGTTGCTGAAATGCCCAAGTGGAAGCCGCGCAAGTGGTGGTATGATATTGAGTGTGACACAGGTGATGACAACTTCACGACTGTCATTGCTGTCATTGACTCCGACCTCGACACACCCGTTGTGTTTGCATGGGCTGACGAGCGAACCAATTGTCCCCTTGACACAAGTTACGGCATGAGAAGCGGACCTATGCAAAAATCGGTGCGCGATACAGAATACGATTTGTATCTCTATGGTTCCGAGAAGGAGATGTATGACAACTTCATTGTCTTCCTCAACCAACGCGACCCCGACATGATGATTGCTCATGCGGGAACTTTCTTTGACATACCTCACATGATTGAACGCCTTGACAAGATTTATGGTCACGGTGGTGCGTCTAAGTTGAGTCCTCTCGGTGTTATCCGATACCCAAAGAAGGGTAAGAGATACCGATACGACGCCCAACCTATCGCTGGCCGCTGGCAGTTTGACACAGCCGCACCCGAAGGAAGCGGCACAGGCTTCGAGCGCGTGTGGAAAGACAGTGGTGGTGGTCAACTACCTAACCTCAAGTTGAATACTATCGCTGAGACGCTTGGTCTTGGTTCAAAACTCACCGAAGAGATTGACGGTATGACAGTCCACAACGGCTGGTATGAGTATTGGTCCGAGTTTGTTGACTACTGTCTGCTTGACACTGTTCTGCTTCGTGGTATTGATGAAGCGCACAATGTAACTGACTTCTTTGTTGAGATGGTGCGTCTAACAGGCGTGTCGCTGAGTTCTGTATCCAATGTCACGAACTTTGCGCGCGGTTTGATTTCTCGGCGAACAGGATTGAAAGCCCCGTCACGATACCAAGCGCAACGAGAAGACTTGAAGGGTGCTGAGTTCATCAAGAAAGACAACGGCCTTTACGAGAATGTCGCAGTGTTGGACTACAAAGGACTGTACCCATCACTCATGACAGGCTACAACCTATGCTGGACCACCAAGCGTGACGGACCGGGCGAAGATGTTCTGCGAATGGAGAACGGTACTTACTGGTATCAAGGCGAGAAGGGCATACTTCCTATCATCGTTGACTACCTGTTTGACTACCGTGATGTATGCAAACAGAACATGCGCGACGCTAAAACAAAGCAAGAGCGAGCCGCATGGAACACAACGCAGTCGGCAGTAAAGCGCGTCATGGCGTCACTATACGGCCTCACCGCGCACGCTGGATACGGTTGGGCTGACATGGATATTGCTGAAACGATTCTCTCCGAGGGACGCAGATGCATCGCTCTTCTTGACACCGTTGCTACCGACATGGGGTACAATGTGATTTACGGATTCACCGACTCTGCCTTCATTCAAGTACCTCTTGAAGACGCCGAGCGTTTAGCAAAGCGCGTGACTGATGTGGTCCAAGAACAGACCGGGAACAAAAAGTTGTTTGCGGAACTTGAGGCTTACATGGACTATTGGTATTTGGAGACAAACAACCGCTACGCAGGTATCGTGTCGTATCCCGAAGCCGATAAAGGCAAATGGAAGAACGCCCAACTGATGAAGGGGAGCGGTAAAGCACCTATCAGTAAGCGTGCTGAACGAACTGTGCTTGAACTCATCTGCACAGGAGCCTCCGAAGGAGATGTACGCGAAGCCGTTCTTGAGATGGTCAAGCCTCTCCGTCGTGGTGAATACAACTTGAAGGAGATAACCCAATGGACACGCATTGGCGTCTTTCCTTCTAAGACCCCTGCCGCGCAGGGAGCACAATACTACAATGAGCACATCGTCAAAGATAAACGCGATGCATTCGTGAAAGGCAATTCAGTTGCATACCTCTATGTTTCCCATCCTCCTATTGGGAAACCTCCTACGAAGTATGCCGCTTATCGTGAAGAAGAAGACTTGGATGGGTTTGAGATTGACAAGAAAGCAGTCATTGAAAAACTCGTTGAAAGGAAAATCAAAGCAATGTTCAAGGTCTTAGGTTGGGACCTTGAAGCCGCAATGGGAGCACCCCGACCTGCAACATATTGGTGATTACCATGACAAAAACAGAAGAAAAACAAAAAGAACTTGAAGCCCGAATCATTGAACTTGAAGAACTCGTTCAAGAACTCAACGACCAACTTGATGTCGATTACGCAAACGCAACGGACACTGCGAAGTTAGCCCGCGCTATCAGTGAATTGCAAGACATGTTCCCCGAACTGCCTCTCATCAACAGACTGCATGTACCTACAAAGGTGGGACAATCATGAACAAAAGATGCC